AAAATCAGTTCCGTCATAATACAAACTCGCGTCTTGTCCATCGCCTAATAATAACTTCTCACTATCACTATCAATACTAATACTATGAGCAATAGTAATATTTGCAGTTCCACCAGTGTAAGGAACGAGATTACTAACATCCGTTTTGCTACTTGCAAAAGTTTTAAGATTAACCATAAAGACCAATTAAGGAAATCAACACTGCCAGTGTGAATCCAAAACTCCCCCAAATAAGCTTAGTATGAAACTTAATAGTGCCGTTCTGTGATTTAACGTGCTCTGCAAGTTTAGCAACTTCAATAGTTAAACCATCTATTTTCTCTACAATGTCCTTGTTCGTGTACTTAACATTAAAAGCAGTCATTATTAATTAACGAGTATGAAACTCACGCCCTCCCCATTAACGGCACTGTCAATATGAATCTTATTTGAATTATCAATGGCTAAACTAACAATATCCCCTGCGCTTAACTCAAACCCATTACTACTACTTACTCCGCTATCCCCAACGTATATCTTATCAGTGTTTCCAGCAAGAGCTTTAATGGTTAACGATTTACAAGTATTGGTTTGTAATTGAACACTCGTCCCTGCGGTTGTCACCGTCTTTTGATTTGAACTCGCAGAACTCGGGTCTTCTTCTAATGTTTGTAAACTACCAGAAGTATTAACCGTTGCTCTATCGTCAGTGTTGGAGTTCTTAATCTCAACTGCTCCTATCTCTATGTCTTGAACTACTAAGTTAGTTCTTAAAGCAGTATTACCAGAAGCATCTTCTACAAACTTATCATATTCTCGGTCAAGACGATTCGTTGGCATCGCCATTAGCTAATAACCTCCTTCTTCTTTCACAATTTTAAAGGTTACTTTACCAGTATCTATGCTAAAAGCCCTCACAGCCCTTTTTAAATAGTCATCTTTCCAAATCAAGTCTTGCTCGGTACCTACCTTTAAGTAACTGGATTTAAGTAAACAATAACCACTTTGAATATACAAGTCTATCTTCTCCTCATCTTCAATATAGATTATCAGTCCACTTTCTAATGGGAGCATTGTTCTCATAGTTTCAAAAGGTATATTAAATAAAGCCATTTACTTAATTAGGATTTCTTTCCTGATTTATTTACTTTGCCACCAGTTCGTTTACCCCATTTACCATAGGATTCATCTCGTCTGTCAGCCATAGATTGCTTCTTACCACTTTCTTTGCCTCTACGCATACCAAGACTTTCATCTTCTCTCGCAGAATAACCTTGTTTCTTCTTCTTATTCTTTGTAGTCTTGTTAATCTTTTGGTCTTTCTTCTTATCTCTCTTACCCCACTTTCCGTAGGATTCATCTCTCCTTGCTTCAAAATCTTGTTTCTTTCCAGATTCTTTACCTCGTCTTGCTGAAACAGATTCGTCCTCTCTGGCATCGTAACCTTCTTTCTTTCTTTTTTGGTCTGGAATAAGAGTTCTCATTAATCCAATGTAATCTAAAGGTCCTCTTGCCTTTTCTTCAACTTTCTTATTTTCTTCTGTCATTTTAATATCCTCCAATATTATTTTTCTCTCATAGTTCTCAAAACCCCCCTACAATTAGGATGGAAAGGCGGGGTCTCCCAACTTCTCCCTGTAGTGTCGTCATGAAACTTATCATTTAAATCCATAGACTTATCAGCGTACTTATTATCTAATCGCCTACATAAAGCACAAGTCTTATCATCCATAGGATTAATAACACTCTTAACTTGAACAATCCCACTTTGCTTAGCACCAGCTAAAGCCCCCATGTTCTCAGCTCTCGCACTCTCAGTTCTAACAATAGCCTTAGCTCTTACCCTATCCTTATGGAATAACTTAGCCACTTCCTCTCGAACTTCAGTAAAAGGTTTATCTTCCATGTGTGCTCTTTGTAATGTGCTTCTTAACCTATCTGCTGTTTCTTGGTTCATACCTTTAACAATATCAAAGTTGTAATCTTTTAAGAAGTCTAATTGTTTCTTGTCTGGAAAGAAGTTCTGAGCGAACTCGTACTCACTCTTATTCATCCCTTTAATATAAAATTCTTGAGTGAACTTATCCACCAGTGGTTTAACTCTTGTATCACTAAACAAACCTTTCAAGTTAGTAATCAACCTACTCCACAAATCAGTGAAGTCTTTAATCTCTGCTAACTGGTCAGAATTATAAATGTCACTTAACTCTTTAATAATAGCTTTCTCGGTTTCTCTCAAGAAACTTAATAAATCCTTTTTAAACTTCTTTTTTACTTTGCCTGGTGTCTCGTTATTCTTAGGACTTAAAGGAATACTTGAATCCATTGATTTACTCTCTACCTTGTTCCAAGCTGCAGTGAACATATCTTCAAAATAATCATCTTGGGGTGGATTAATTATATCTTCTCCTAATCTATCCTGCTGTAAAGATTCAATCCTTGTTATTAATTCTTCTTCATTCATTTTTAATACCACTCTCTGCTATAACCACTGGCTTTACACCTGTATTATCAATATGTCTGAAACTATCAACGCTACCTTTTATAAAATGCATTGTCTTTTCAATTTTCTTCTCATAATCTGGTATTAACCCATAAGGCACAAATCTACCTTCCTCTTTATACCTCTTAGCTGCTCTGTCAATAGCTGTCTTTACAGGAACAGTGACATAAGTTACATTAGTCTCATATCCTTGCTTTTTAAATAATCCTATTTGGTCTATAGCCTTATCAGTCTTAGCCAGAGTTCCATCTACTACGATATTAACATTTTTCTTTGAAAACGATTTAATCATATTTCCAACCAAGTGACTGCTTTCATTATGAACTAATGAAGCTCCTCTCCCATTATCATATTCAGGCAAGTATCCTTTAACATCATCTGCATTTAATACTAAATATTTTTCTCCATCCTTATCTTGAATCAGCTTTCCCTTAGACCCTGAAACCTTCTCATAAAAGTTCTGAGTAGCATAAGTCTTTCCACTCGCAGGGAGTCCAGCCATAAACACCACTTTTGGTTTTTTACCTTGAGCAACTGCATGAACTGCATTAGACGCATAATCTCCTAAAACTTGACTATGATATACTCTCCTATCCTTACTCCAAAACTTTCCATTATAATTAACACCTTTAGTATCTTTACCTGCTAAAAATTGCTTAGTATTACTTAAAATAGTTTTTCTATCAGCTGGTCTGAGTTCTTTATATTTTGAAGCTGCATAATCTATTCCTTCTTCAACTGTCGTCTTTTTTTTTTCTGTTTTCTTTCCAGATTCTAATTTACCTGTTTGGGGATTCCTATACCAGTATTTATAATTTCCACTACTACCAGTTCTTTTAACATACTTTGCTTTCGTATCAAAAGATTTCCTTCTTGGATTCTCCCAAGAACCATACTCTGCTTCTTCCATACCAAACTGGTCCCTAATCGCTTCTTCTTCATCCTCACCAAACTGCCTACTTCTCTCGCCACCACCAAACCTATCACTACCAGCTTCAGGATTACCAATAGCCTCGCCACCCTCTACTGCATGTAATCCTAATTCCTCTCTAACTTCATTAACAGTCTTTACACCACTTCTTAATTGAATTTCAAATAGCTTATGCCTTTCTAAATCTTCGTTTACATCGTAATCGTTGAACTTGAACTCAATATCATCATATCCAAACTCTGGAATAATCTGTGTGTTGATATGATATTCTAAAATCCTAAGCATCGGTCTAATAGCTTTTCTCTTGAATACTTTGCTTTGAACCATCTCGGTAGCTCGGTTACTGCTCTCAGTATATCCTAACTCGCTTGGTGTAACACCGAAACAGCTCCATACTAATTTAGTAAACCAAGTCTGTTGCTCTATTATAGCCATCTCTTGTGGCTTCAAAGCAAAAGGTGTGAACTTAACCTCTGAATTAGAAATAGGGAACTTGTGGAATATCTTACGCCAGTTACCCCAAGTATCTTTAGTCTTGAATTGTTGCTCGAACCGCTCCCTGAAAGCATTCATCTGCTCTTGGTTTGCACCGAGTAACTGAATAACTCCATCAGGCATGTTATTATTAACGAAGTAATCCAAGTTGTAAGTGCTTCCATAGATAAGCGTTTGTAACACATCTTGAAGTATCTCAACTGCACTTCGTCCATAGATGCTATCACTTCTGGAGTTCCGCATCATGTAAACAATCTCTCTCGTTCCGAAAGGAATAGGCATCATCGCAACCCAGCCGTACTGGAAGTAAGCAGCACTCTGAACTACTGTATTAGCATAAAAAACTTTCTTACTCTCCTCATCCTCGAACTGTCCAGGCATCGGAACATAAGCTGACCGATTCCCAAGATAGCCATGAATATCTGGGTTTTTAAGAAATGTCCCCCCGTCACGAGCAAACAACTGAACCATCTTACCAGCTCTGTTAAATACTTTGCCT